GTAGGTCAGTCATTTTCTTGTCCTTTTCTTAATGGCTGGCAGACCTATAGGTGTTGAGTTCCTTGCTTCCATCATGTCGTCAGCAAACCGGTACGCCTCTTCGGCTACGCCTTCCTCATCCCTGATGATCAGGGCGCACATGGCAAGACCCGCGAAGATATCCCTCAAGGTATCCTTTTCATGATCCGTCATTAGGATTCTCCAAGGCCAAGATCTGATCCGATAGAACGGCTCCGATATCCCTGCCATTGACGGCTACCATCTGCGCCTCCTTGCAGTCAAAGACTACCTTGGCCGCATCTTTGATACCTTTGTTGTATCCACCCTTGAAGGAGTCGTTGCCACTTACCATAACGGTGATAGCATCTCGAATCATCGTGGACGCCTTTCGTTCCTTGGCAAGGGCTTTGATCTTAAGAAATAACTCCTCAGGCAGATAGACTGAGTAAGGTACTAATTTCTTTTCCATGCTTCATATTCCTTTTGTATTTTGTCTAACCTCTTTCGGGCTTGCTCATCGGTCTTTAGTTCTGCCCTAGACTGCACCCCAAGGGCATCTCGCATCCAGTCGGTCGCTTCCTTTTCGTTCTTAGTGATGATCTGTGTGTCATCAAATAAGTAGTCCCAAAAGGCAGGCTCCCGGCACAGCACGCCAGCAATACGAATGTACTTATTGCCGTCAAATTCCTGCGGATCCATCGGGGTTTCGTCGGCACCTATGCGAACCATGACCACCTGATACCTAGCCCCCACAAAGTGGCGCAGTAATTCCTCAGGTATATCGTCAGGGTGCAAAGATAGGGTAAGGACATAACCAGTCTTATCCTGCTTCAGCGCAACCTTGACGGCCTCAAAGTTCATAGTCTTCATCTAGCCCCCTTAGAAAGGAACGTCTTCGTCAGGAGCGCTTGGCGCTTGGGGTTTGACATACGGCTCGGATGCCTTCATTGATACGCACTCCTTGCCATTGATCTCTTTCTTCCAACCCGCGATCGATATCTTTACTGGGTCTTCGCCCTTGCTGATCAGCGCCTGAAGCAGGCTCTTCTCAATTAGGATGTCGCCCTTGAGATCCGGGTGGTTGTCTGACTTCTTGTACTCGTTAGGCCATAGGGTGCCGGTGTTGGGTTTTGGTATGTAAGCCATTATTCTTCCTTAAATTTGTTTTTAACTTTGGTGAACTCTTCCATCAACTTCTTGAACCACTCAGGATCTCGTGACTTGGCCTCGTCAAACAAAGACTTGTTGGCTTTGAACACAGCCATAACGTCCTGATCCTTCTCTGCAAAACCCAGTAGCGTCGTGGTCGATGCCCATACAGCATCAAACCAGTCAGGCTCATTAGCGTCGGGCTTCATAGTTATTTTGATACCCCAGTCCTTTGGCCCATCCTCTACCTTTGGCTTTGGCTGAGGCTTAGGCTCGGGCTTGGGTTCTGCCTTGACGTTCCCTGTTGTGGCATCTAAGGCATCGTGTTCAACGATCTCAAAGGCCGCAGTCCACAGGTAGCGGCGCAGATAGGTCTGCACAGCACCAAGGTTCTGCACGTCATGGCAACCCTTGAGTTCAGCCCTAGACATGGGGGAGGTGAATACTATGCAGTCGTTGGTCTCGACATCGTAGATATTCAGGTAGGCCAAGTCATTGGTGTAGGACACCACGCCACACAGCCCAGCCTCATGGCAGATATTCTGAATCGCCGGGAGGAAGTCCCCCAGTTCAAAGTATTCGTACCCCGCGAACTTATTCTTGCCGGACTTGGTTAACTTCGTATTCTGAAGTTTGATCCGAGCGGCTTGCAACTTTTTATAAACGCTCACTCTGTACCTCCATTAATTTTTGTAAGTAATGGGCGGCCTTTTGTAAATCCTGCATCCCGCCCTTCTCCTTATACCTAGACACATACTTAACTACACATCCCTCCAAGTACCCCAAGTTATTAGAAACAATATAATCCCAAGGCTGGATTGCCTTGTTCCTATAGTGCTCCCCGCCGACCTGATTGGCATTGGCTAGACTTGGAATATCGATATTCCGAAGTTGCTCTAGCGTCATACGTTCTCCAAGTATTTGTCAGCCAATGCTGCAGCCACTCGATAAACATCATCAGCAATATCTGAAATTAAATCTGAATCAAGTTTTGGATTTGAAGCCAATGCCAACATAAATTCATAGATCATTTCGGCTCTAGTTTTCATTTGCTCTCCTGATACTCGCGCCACTGCTGGCAACGATGGTTGACTGGGCAGAAACTTTCACACCGAGTGCGACTGCCCGGACGCACTTCGATCTCATAACCCTTACCGGCCTTTTCCAAGGCGGCATTGGCTTCTCCTTCGGACTCATGGACGGACTTAGCCCGGACACCGCCGGTCTTCTTGACCGCCCACATGGTTGGCTTTTCCCACATCTCATCAGGTGTACAGGGAGGCAGATCGCCTTCTGTCTCCATTGCAAACTCACAGGCCGAGTGGTCATTGATCCGGCCACAGATAAAGGCAAGCCGCTCTTCCATCGGCCATAGTTTTATGGGGATCTCCTTGATCGGTGCCTCGGGGTATCCCTCACGATTAGCGGCGTCCCTGCGGCTCCAGTCACGGATGATGGCTACGATACCCACCGAGGTCACGGGCGTCTTCTTGACCGTCTCCACAAGCCACGCATAGATATTTAACTGGTACTCCCACTCAATCTTCTCATTCATGACCGCCCATACGGAGGTGGTCTTGTAGTCCCGGATATCAATCCCGGCCTCATTGATGATCTGTAGATCGATCGCCCCTGAGATATTCCACCCATCTACTTCGGCATGGAGGCGCTCCTCGACCCTGTGGTTGTCATCCTTGCCATGCTCTAAGACGCCGTGGACGGCCGTGCCAAAGATAGACCAGACCATCTCAGAAACGTCCTGCTCGATCTCGTCATCGAACTTCTTGGTTAGGGCTACAATCTTTGGGCTGTTGATTAACTGTGTTACTGAGAGGTGCGCCTTGCCCTTGGAATAGGTAGGGCGATGCAAAATGTTGACGAAAGTTTGCGGTATGTTGAACCGATTGGTAAGTTTCAAGTTTTTCTCCTAGCAATAGACAACTGAATTATGATGTAAAATAAACACCATGTCAACAGGTTGTACCCATTGATTGTCATCTGCTATAAAATGTCACTATAACAGGTGTTATAGTGAGAATCCTTAATTAAATCAATAACTTAGGAGAAAACTTCTTGCACATTCAACTGTTACTACCTTGGATACCTAGTGTTAACCACTACTGGGGGCAGGCAGGAAAGAGAAAATTTATTGGGAAAAAGGGCAAGGAGTTTCGCATCGCTGTAGCGGAGGCAGCGGCTGATGCAAAGGTCGAGGCGCTCGAAGGTAGGCTGGCTATCCATGTGGCGCTCTTCCCTCCAGACAAACGCAAGAGGGATATTGATAACGTACTGAAGGCTTTGCTAGATGCTTTGGAGCACGCAGGCTGTTACGAAAACGACAGCCAGATTGATGAGTTACACGTCATCCGCCAAGAGGTAAAGAAGGGCGGCGCCTGTACAGTCATCATCCTACCTATAGATTAGCCATCTCTCTCAAGGACTTCAGGTCTACGTTCTGCAGGATCTCACGCTCAATAGTCTTGAGTTCCCTGATCTGCTCGGCCTTCTCTGAGGCAGACATCTGGTCAGAGGCTGTGATACGGGAGATCTCCCGACGGATATCGGTCAGGTTCTTGGTGATTCTATTGACCGCCTTAGCCATCCCAACACGAGTGAGGTTAGTCTCATCGGCCAAGAACTCCTCGATCTCATGAGGGCTGCGCTTTTTCAGGTCATTCAGGGTATTGACGGCCGTAGATACCTCGTCCCGTAGGACGTAGAAATCATTCTTCAGGGCGGTCTCGTACTCCTTGGATATAAACCCACTGGTACCCGGCAGGGCAGCGATAGCCTCTCTGGCCGACATAGCGGGTCTAGGAGCCTCAGGATCGCTGTGTAAGGCGAAATTAGTCATGTATAGGGTCAGCCCTCCAACCGATCCAAGCATCCCCCGTATCAGGTGATCTGCCGCGATTGGGGAGACCATTCCGGTTTGCCCAAACAACTTAGCCAACTCCGATGTGCTGTCGTTGAACTGGCGCTCAGTCTCAAGACCTTTCTGGTAGGTTCCAACCAGAGGGCGGCCTTGGAAGAAATTGTAGTTAATGCCGACTTCAAACAGTGGTTTGATAGCCTGCGGGAAAACGGTTGGGCTAAGTAGGGCGTTACCCAAGGCAGCCTTCATGGAGTCCCTGAACTTACGGCCATCGGATGCCCCGTTGTCGGTCATAAGCATGTACATATGTTCAGTAATAATCTTCGGAATAGAGAAGATATCTGAACGGATTGGGATGGTTATACCTGTCCCGGGGATCATGAACAGGCGGTCACGCATGACCGAGGGCTTATTTAGATAATCCTCGTCATCCCCAATCAACATGGCGTAGATCAGGGATAGGGTCATTACCGAGGCCGTGGTAGCCGCCAGAGTCCCGAGGGCTGCCTTACGCTCAGTCGGGGATATGCCCACCCCTGAGATCGTTCTATAGGCTACGTGCTGGGCTGCTAGATATGCATTAAAGAATGGGATCACCTGACCGGCAATAGCCAACTCTTTACTGCTCCCACGGTTGCGGAAATTAATCAGGTTAAAGGCTTTCTCAATAGCCTCGGCACGGCTTGTTCCTTGGGCTATGGATGCCTCATAGACGGCCTGACGGACGGCGTTATCTGAGGCCATAGCAACGTGCTCAAGGAAAGACTTGACCTTGTTCAATACTCCGGGGCGAGCCTTGAGTCCGGCATAGATCTCAGCATCCTCACGGGCAATCTGCGCCGTAAAGTCACGGATACCCACTACACCAATCCGCTCCAACTCTTTGTGGGTCTGGCTGCTCTTAAATAAAGTCTTGACAAATTCTTTGACTGCCCGGGCAGGGATGGTCAGGGCGAATCTAGTCTTTAGGCCAGATGAGAACATGGCCGCAAAGGCGTCCTGAGGAACCTGAGATATAGAAAACAGGGGGTACAGAACCACGGACTGCCGAAGCAGATTAGATAGTTTGGCAAAGTATTTAAGAGACGGGATTGCTACGCTCTCAAGGCCGATGAAGGCTTCCATGAACAGGGGATCGTCTAGGCTGTAATACTCTGCATTGCCGTCCCGCCATACCCGAACACTGTTATCACCCTGCTTTTGCTTCTCTACCTTCTTGGCGATACCCATCTCTACGGCGGCATCGATCTTAGCCAAGGCTAGACGGTTCATCACAGACCGCTTGACGGCGTACTGAGTCCAGCGAGCCATGTTGTCGAAGATGTCAGCGACCGGCTTATCTGAACCCTTGAGTTTCTTTTCCTTGGCCTGAACCTGAAGGTTCCTTAAGAACTCTTTCGGGCCTTTACCTTTTTCTAACTGATCCTCACGGTAGAAAGGAACGTAGTCCATGTTACTCAAGAGACCCTCAGCCTCTTGCTCAGACCACAGGCCGCTCTCTACCAGTTCCTTGCGGGAGTTCTCACGGATGCCGTTCCAAGTATCTACGAGGGCGTTTAATTCTGGGATGGTGTTAAAGAGTTCAAGGCCACGCTGAATCTGC